AAAGTTCTCACTAAGAGAACTTTTTCCTTTATAAAAATATATTTTGGGAGTATTAATATTCTAAAACTGCGTAATCATAAGATAGTGTCAAAGTAATTTCAACAGGATCTGTTGCATTTGACCAATCTAAATCATTAAACACTGCATTATTGATAAATGCACCTTTCATAGTCCATTGTTCAATTTTATCACCAACTGGTCCTAATAGATAACATTGGATATCTTTCTTATAGAAATCCGCATAACCATCTCTACCTGTTAATGATTCATGTGATAATCTTACCCATTCCATTACCGCTTGTGCTCCTGAAGGAACGATTGGGTCGTATAGAGTAATCTCTACATCTTGCCATTCGCCTTTTCCTTTAAGTTTTCTCTTAACGTTAATATGGTCAAGCGTAATAGTTTCAAACTGAATTGAAGGTCTATTAGCTGTTTTTATAAGATATGAAGGGATACCATCGATTTCCATGATGAATCTATTCTTCATCTTCGGTTCGAAGTTGGTATAAAACATTTCGTTAAATTCTAATACTTCTGCCATTTTTTTTTCTCCTAATTATATTCTACTATAAATATAGTTCTTTTTTATTTTTAATTAATTTATGCTGAGAATGATGCTCCAGTTGGTAAAATATTGAAATCTAACACGATGAATTCAGCAGTTTTAGTTGGTTGTAAGAAAATCTGTCCAGCCAATATATTTCTGTCGATTACATCTGGTGTGTTATTACTTTCATCCATCACCACTCTAAAAGCATACAATCCTTGTCTTTGTTGTATTCCTTCTAAATAAGGATTAACAGTATTTAAGAATCTACTTCTTGTTTGAGAAGTATTTTGTTCGAATACTAAGTATCTTGAAGTTGAAGCGATATACTTCTTAACTTTAATCATTAATCTTCTTACATTGATTCTATCAAGTGCTGATGCTTTATCTTGTAAAGTTTTTTGTCCAAATGCAACAATACCCTCTCCTGGAAATTGAGCGATTGGATTAATTTTTCCTTCGTATAAAGAATCTCTTTCAGCGTGTGTTAATCTATTCAGTACAGAAACGGCTCCTACGATACCACCTCTGTTTAAACCTGCAGGTGCAAACCATTCTGCTGCGATAGCATCATTTGCTGCATATATTCCTGGCATCAATACTGATGGTGGAACTGCGGTTAATTTATTAGTGTTTCTGTCGATTGTTTTAACCCATGGGTAATAAGTACCAACATAGTTAGAATCAACTGCCTCACCTTGTGAAATTGCTTCAGCGATAGTATCTGCACCATCGTTAGCATCTCCAATAAAGAATGCATCTTCTCTTGCTTCTACCATATCAACTACTTTATCAAATACATAAGAATGTAATCTTCTAACTACACCTGGTGCAGATACTAAGTTGATATCGAAATCATCTGGATTAGATACTGAGTTTATTGCTTTTACATATGCAACTGAACCTTTTGCAGTTGAATTCTGTAAATTAAATCCTTGCGAGTTTCCAGCACCCCAATCAGAATCGCCATATTTAGCTTTTTTAACTGTTGCTGATACTCCATCAAATCCACTTTGGAATCCTACGATAAATTGTCTTTTGTTAATAATTGTTGCAGTATCAGATGTTGATAATACATATCCAAAGTTTTTACTTGCCACAACACCACCTACGATTGCATTTATTGCTCCATCGAATGAGAAAGAAGTGTTACCACCTACTGTTGCATTTTGTGGAATTGGTGCTAAGTAATTATTGTTGTCAATTTTAACAACTGCAGATTCTAAATCAATACCACTATACTCAGCTGATTTGGAACCATTGTTATTTTCTGAACCTGTTGCAAATATTACTGCAGGTATCATAGATTCAGTTCCAGCATCTCCAACAAAAATTGGATTTGTATATGCTCCATGTCCAAATGGTGCCGCAGTTATTGGGAATAATCCCTCTTCTTTACATTCTACTCTAACAAATTTTGAATAGTTTCTATAATCACCATTTTCAGTTTGTTTTCCATTTGCATCAATTGATATGTTTCTATCACCAATTCTTTTCTTGATATAATTTGGCGATGCAGGGTCTAAATTTACATTAGCAAATGTTTCAAGCACATTAGTTCTTTTATTAGTATCACCATGTTTTCTAATTGAAATTGAGAAAGTTGCATAATCAGTTGCATTTGATGAACCAGCTGCTTTTACATTAAAGATACCAATTTTGTATTCTTTATTGTAATTAGCACCATCGCCTAAAGTAGCAAATCTAAATAAATCATGTCTTTCACCAGAAATCAATTGTGATTGTATATAAGGAGTTTCTGCGTGTGAAATAGAACCATCTCCATTACTTCCAGAGAATGATTGAGTTGCACCTTTAATTGATACTACTTGTGAACCACTATCTGATATGTAAGTTGTTTGGTCTGTTGCTGCTTTTTCAAAGTATTTGTAAGCATATCCATTTTTTGAACCTCTTGCGTTACTTCCAAATACATCTGATAAATCATTTCCTGCACTTGGTAGTACAGATGCTGATATACCAGCTCCTATTTGTGAACCGCTGATTGAGAATACTGATGCACTTGCATTTGATTCTATAACGTTAGATGCGGTTGGAAATCCAACACTTTCATCTCCATTATGAGTTGCATTAAGAACTCCAACTATTTCAGTTCCCCCATCAGAACCGCTTATTGCGATTAATAAAGGTTCATTATGAGTTTGCCCATCTACGTTACCAACACGAACAATAGTTACTGTTCCTGCTTCTCTTAGATAGTTTTGTACGGTATATCCTGTATAGTATGAACCATCAGGTGTTCCGAATATTTCTTCAAATTCCGATTGGGTGTTAACAACGGTTGGTACGAATGCTGGTCCTTTGTGAAAAGGTCCTATAATAGCTGCTCCGATTTCACCAATCCCTTGTGATAAGAAAGAAAGGTCGTTTTCTCTCGTAAATACCCCAGGTGATACAATTTTTTCTGCCATTTTATTTTACTCCTTGTTATGTTTTTTGTATAATAATACTCTTATATAAGTATTAATATCTTGTACTAAAGATTATTTTTTAATATCTTTAGTTACAGATTCTTCTTCTTTTATTTCAGATGGTATAAATGAATTGGTAGTTGGGTCGTAATTACCATCTCCATATTTTTCATTTAACCCCTTAAAAATATCTTGTTCTAGTTGAACTAAGTTTGAATGTTTTTTTAACAATTCATCTTCAACTTGTGTAACTTCTTCTATTCTTCTTTTCTTTTCAATTTGAATTTGACCAAGTTTTGTAAATACTTCAGCAACATCTTGTCTTAACTGATTTATTTGTGAAACTTCTTCTTCTGTAAACTTAATTGGTTTTGCCATTTTTATATATTTTAATTATGGTTTTTGTTTATATATATAAATATATAGTTTTTTATAAAACGATAATTTTTACGATACAGTAAATGTTAACGTACTACTATATGAACTTATTAATCCATTTGTTCCATATTGTCTTACTCTTGCATATCTTGTACCAGTTCCAATATCGAAATCTCCACTATCAGTTGTAGTTACAACTGTTACTTCAGACCATTGAGTTTCACTAATAATAGGTGAACTGAAATCTGAATTATTATCTATCTGTACATCATATACATTATTTGTACCATCTCCACTCCATGAAAGAGTTAATGTACCATTTGTCCAAGCTAATGATGTTGGTGCAGATGGTGCTGATTCATCGGAGTGAGAATTTCCACCTTTATTGTGAGTTATATACCCATTTACTAAATATGTATCATTTTCTTCAACATCAATTGATACAATTTCAACTGTTCTTTCAACAACTTCGATTGAAGTAATATCAATTTCAGTAATTGTACCAGAAATATCTCTGATTAGTTTATCATCATTTGTAATGTTAAACATTTCTTTAAATCTATATTCATCATCACTTGCATCTTTAACTAACATTGGGTGTTCTGATGTTGCAGTTACTTCACCGTCATTAATATCGTAATATTTATTTGCGAATGAATAAGTAATACCAACAACTTCTACATCTTTTGAATCTGTACCTAAAGTATCGGTTGACCATTCTAAGAAATCTGATTCATCTGTTCCTAAACTTGTAATTGCATACCCTTGTAGTAAATCTCCTTCTTCTAAATCTCCTACTTCTATAATTGTTCCATCTGCAAGAGTTACTGGTGAATCAATAGTTAAACATAATGCCGCTGAATTTCCATCATAAGAATCTACTGAATAAACAGTTTTTGTTCTTGCAGTATTAAAATTTGTTGCATGGTCATTATATGTATCGTTATACACTACTGAAAGTGTATGTGATTGTGCTCCCATTAATGCAGTTTGAGAACTTCCACCTTGTGGATTCATTGAACCAATCGTGATATCGTTTTGATATCCTGCATTTGCTTCAAGTGATAACCACCCAGCAGTTTGTCCTGCTGAATTATAAGTTGGGTCTACTGACCAAATAAAGTTTCCACCTTTAGATTTTAAATTACTGAATTTATTTCCTTCTCCACCAAATCCAAGTGTATAAGTTTCTGTTGTTGATTCAACTGCGTAAGTAAATCCGGTAATTGCACCAACTGAATCGATTCCCCAACCTGACATTGAAACTATCGTTCCAGCAGTTGCATTAAGTGCGTTTAAAGATATACCACTACCTGTATCTGTTGTTCTTACTGCAGTACCTAGATTTTTTAAACTAAGTGTATCTCCTGATGAAAATGTTGCCATATATGGTTTCCTATATATTATAAATATTAAGTAAGTCTCTTACCCATTGTTCTTTGTTAGTAAAATTTTCTAACATAAATGATTTTATTGTATTAAACCATTTCTGTTTTTCCTCATATGAGGTTTTATCTAACCTTATATAAATATCTTTAAAATCTTTTTTAGACGATGCACGATAAGGATAATTTAATTCTTTACACCAATTTGTATGAATTATTGGTAGTTTTCCATAATCTACTGCCTCAAAAATTCCATAACCAAACGGTTCATTATTGAAACATGAATGCGATATACCCCAATTCATATTATAAAAAGTATCTTTAAACTCTGATTTATAGTGATATAATCTTGATTTAGATGTGTCTACTTTTACTCCTTGTTTCCATATTACATTGAATTCTTTTGAATTTGTAAATATATATGATGGTATCGCATCAACATACCTTGGATTCTTTCTACCTTCACATCTTGCAGCAAATCCTAATTTATTTGATTTACTTAGAGGTAAGTTTTTTTTAAATTCGTAAAAGTTTTTAATATTTTTATTTTCATACATAATATCATACAATCCTACCCATATAGAATGTGTTGCATATTCATTTATTGTTTTTTCCCAACTTGAATCTAAATAAGGATGCCAAACAAAACTTGAATCATCTCCAAGTTGAGATTTAATAATATGATTTACTGAGTTATGTAATATATTAGAATGAATTTTATCTAAATTATCATCTATAACTTTCATTGGAGTATAATGACCATGTAATATGTTTATTCTTCTTGCATTTTTACAAAGATTTTCTGCTAATTCAATATCATCACCATGCCAATGGGCTTCTATTGGAAATTTATAATCTTCATGTCCTTTTGGTTTGTTTCTATGAATTAAAAGAATGGGTTTTACATCTAATTTAGGAGCAATTAACTCCATCCATAAATTTACCCAAGTATCAGTACCAGCATTTACCCAAGGGCCTCCACCTGTAGTATAATACACATCATATACCATAAATTTATTTTTTTACAATTATTTTTCCTACAAATGTAGTTGAGAATACAATAGTTACTCTGTTTACTGAGTTTGATGTTACTGATTCTGCTTGTTCTTGTTGGGAAGTTGAAGTATTCCAACATTGTACTATTGGATATTGTTCATTTAAGTTGTGGTCTATTACATATGAAGATGCTCCAGTAACTGTTTCTTTATGAGTAGTTAAATCTGTTATTTGTGAAGAACCACTAACGATTCCACTTGGAATATTTGTAAAATTACCATAATTTAGGTAATATGTTCCATCTTCTCCATCTAATAAGTTTGCATCTGATGCAACACCTTGTACAACGTGTCCACCTTTTGCAACTACTACTCTACCACTTTCAGTTGATGCAAATGTTACAGTTACTTGATTAGTATTTGTTGTTACAATTGAATTTGGTATAAAATAACCATCATTTTCATCATATACAGTTACAATTACATTTTTAGTACCAAAGTTGTGAGTTACTACTTTAGAAGATGCATTTGTAAACGTATCTGTTACTGTTGCTGCTTGTTCTACTGTAATTCCTGTTAAATTAGAACCATCACCTTGGAAAGAACCACTAAATGAACCACTTACGGTCATTCCTTCTAAATTACTACCACTTATAACACTATCGGCATCTAATTTAGTTTTTACTCTTGCATCTGTATAATAAAGGTTTGTATTTTCGGATAATTGTGAAGTATTAAATCCACTAAGTGATATTTGTGAAGAACCACTAACAGTTCCAGTCGGTAAGTTAGTTACAATATTAGAAACGGTAATTACTTCTGATTCAGAACCTAATTTTCCTAATTTCCAAAAATCATTTGAAGAATCCCATAATAAAGAACCACTTACAGTTGAACTACCAGTTGCATCCTTTACTAAGATACCTCCTGTTGTTTGAGAACCACCATAGTTGAGTTCTAAGGTATTATCTCCTATGTTAACAGTAGTTGAATCAATTGTAGTTGTAGTTCCCTCTACTGAGAGGTTTCCTGAAATCGTTATGTTGTTTGAAAATGTTTTGTTACCTGCTATGGTTTCATTACCTGTGAGGTTAACATATCTTGAATCTAGTGAAGTTGTATAAAAGTGGTAAGTATCTTCTGTGGCTATTTCTCTAATGGAAGGGGTTCCATTATCTTTTTCAAAGTAAATCTTTCCATCGTGGGTGTTGATTGCCAATTCACCTAACTCTAAATTAGATGTTGTTGGTTTCCTGCCCTCGACTGCCGTTCTTTTTAGCTTAATTAACTGTGCCATATATATGACTTACCTTGTTTATATAATTATATACCCCTATTAAATACAAAACCTTTATATAAAGATATATATGTATTTATTAGATTATTAAAATTTGAATCGCTAACTAAACCTCTTATTTAAGAAAGTTTACTCTTTAATTCATCAATTTGTTTTTGTTGGTCTTTAACTGCTTCGATAAGTAAACCGGTAAGTTTAGCGTAATCTACACCCTTAAATCCATTATCTCTGTCAGTAACTAACTGAGGAAGAACTTTCTCAACATCTTGTGCAATTACACCAACATTTGGTAATGATTGTTGTAATTCATCTGCATTTGAGTTCCAATCCCATGTTACACCTTTTAATGATTGTACTTTTTCAATTGGATTAGAAATAAGTTCTATGTTATCTTTTAATCTTTCATCTGAAGAAGCGAATGCTACAACATCTCCACCTACATTTAATGCTCCTGCTATACCAACACCACCATCTACAATCAATGCTCCAGTTGTTTTAGTTGTTGATGCAGTTGCATCATCTATTCTAAGTGTTCCGAATGTTACATCATCACCACTACCTACACCTAAGTTTGTTCTTGAAGTTGAAGCACTTGCTACATCTGATAAGTTACTTGATTTAGCTAATTTTGTTGCTAATGCAGTTGTAAGAGTAGAAGCATAAGAAGCATCATCATCAATTGCTGCTGCTAATTCATTAAGTGTATCTAATGTTCCTGGTGCACCACCGATTAAATCAGTAAGTTCAGTTTGAACATAAGCAGTTGTTGCAATTCTAGTAGAATTGTTATTTGCCGCTTGTGTTACTGCAGTTGAGTTACCTGTCAATGCTGCTGCTGAGAACATTGTTGCCTTAGATTCGTTTGTTACATTTCCTAAACCTAAATCAGTTGCGGTTATTGTTCTTGTTGCAACAGAAGCGTTTGCATCTGTTACTAAACCACTTGTATTAGTTGTTATATTAATATCTAAATCAGATATTACAGTTGCTCCAGTTAATGCATTTGTATCGATATCTATATCATCACCAGCTAAGTTAGTTGGAAGTACATAGTTATTGGCATCAGTTGCACCGGTATATCCTAAGTTTGCTAAAGTTAGTGTTCTTGTTGAAACACTTCCATTTGCATCTGTTACAAGACCTGATGTATTAGTTGTAATATTGAAATCTAAATCTGAAATTACAGTTGCTCCACTCAATGCTCCTGTATCAACATCTATATCATCACCAGCTAAGTTAGTTGGAAGTACATAGTTGTTTGCTGAAGCAGCAATACCATCTAATTTAGAATGGTCAGCAGTTGTAAAGTTTTCATCTGTTTGTGATGCAACTACGAAATCAAGGTTACCATTAGTATCATCGTACCCAACAGTAATACCTGTTTCAGTACCATCTAACATTCCACCTACGAAATCTTCAACTTGTTCTTGTGTTAATTGTGTGTTTGTATCTGTGTTAGTAGTATAAGATGGAGTACCAAATGTACCATCGTGTTTTAAGAATTCTCCACTTGAACCTGCAGATGGTACAAAGTTACCATTTCCTGTCCCAACTAAAGTTCTTATTTGAGCCGCAGTTTGGTCAGCAGTTGCGTTAGATTCTATACCATCTAATTTAGTACCATCAGTTGCAACATCTCTTCCATCAAATGTACTATTAGTTGTAATAGCTCCTGTCATTGCACCACCACCTTTAGGTAATGCAGCATCTGCTTTAGTTCCTTGTGCTGATGTAGCGTAATCGGTTGAATCGAATGCTTTAACTTCTGCTAAGTTAGTTACTTCACTATCCATTAATGCACCTGCTGAAGTTACATCCGAAGTTGTTGTTGTGTTTGTGTTCGTTGTATATGAAGGAGTTCCAAATGTTCCATCATGTTTTAAGAATGTTCCTGCTGAACCTGCAGATGGTATAACACCACTATTACCAGTTCCTACTAAACTTCTTATTTCAGATGCAGTTTGGTCAGCAGTTGCTGAAGCTTCAATACCATTTAATTTAGAATGGTCTGCATTTGTAAAGTTATTTTGTGTTAATCCACCATCACCTACACTTGCTAAATCACTTGTTAAAGCAATTGTACCAGTTGCATTTGGTAGAGTTAATGTTCTATCAGCACTTAATGTACCAGCTAATAAGGTTGCTTCGTGTTCATCAGCAACACTTCCTTCGAATACAATTCCATTTGAAGTGGTAAGTGTTGTAACATTTTCTGTTGTTGTTGTTCCGGTTACTACTAAATCACCTGGTATAGTAATTGTATCTGAACCATCACCTATATTTGCTGAACCACCTAATGAAGCGTTTAATGAAGATTTTACATTTGCTGTATCTGTTACATTTGCTCCGGCTTCAATTGCATCTAATTTTGTTTTATCTCCATCTGCAAATGCTCCTTCTGATGGTTTAACTTGTAGTGTTGAGATTGTTACACCTTTAACACCAGCTAAATCTGTTACTTCTGAATCCATTAATGCTCCTGCCGCAGCTACGTTAGTTGCATCAGTTACATCTGCACTAGCTTCAATCCCATCTAATTTATCGTGATGAGTAGTACTCATTAAACCAGCGATACTTGTTGTTGCTTCTCCAATTACTACATTATCTCCATCTGAAGAATTTATTGTAATTTGAGCTGCTGCAGTTGTTTTAGATAAATCAGTACTTACGTTTGTTACTTTCGCAGTATTCGCAGTAATTGCAGATGCTTGTGCTCCACTTATTCCTGTTTTAGCAGTATTTGCGTCTATTTCATCAAATAATCCTGGTGATAATAAACCAGATACTGATGTTGTAGCGATTGGTATGATTGCATCAGTACCATCTGAGGAAGCTATTGTTCTAGCTCCAGTTGTACCACTTATAGATAAGTTAGTTGATACGTTTGTGTTTTTTGCAGTATTTGCAGTAATTGCTGATGCTTGACCAGATGTAATTCCTGTTTTTGCATTATTTGCAGTATGTTCATCAAATATTGCTTTTGACATTACACCCGATACACTTGTTGTCGCAATCGGTATAACTGCATTATCACCATCTGAAGAAACTATTGTTCTAGCTCCAGTTGTACCACTAATACTTAAATCGGTTGATACGTTTGTATTCTTAGCGGTGTTTGCAGTAATTGCTGATGCTTGTCCACCACTTATAGTTGTTGTATCTCCAGCGAGAGCAGTAGAATTACTTGTACCTAATTGTAAAGTACTTACTGAACCACCAAGTGAGATAGCAGAACCATCTATTGTTATACTTGAGTTTGATAATTTAGAGTTTCCAATTGAACCAGCTAATTTACTTGCTCCTATTGAACCAGCTAAATCATCATTTG